GCGCCTGACGCTCCTCCTCGCGGGCGAGCTCGGCCTGCGCCTGCTGGAACTCCTGCTCTCGCAGCGCTGCGAGTCGATTGGCGCGGCGGCTCTCCTGCAGCGACAGATAGTGCGTCAGCATGTCGGGCGGCTGCCCGGAGAGCGCAATCATCGGATTCGCGCGAGGCATGGCGTGACCTCCTGGCGCTCAGTAGCGGATCGGGAACTGCCGCGCCGGCACGAGCGACTCGTCGAGCCGGAAATCGCGCAGCGGCACATGAATCGGCGCCATGCCGCCGCCGCGGCCCGGGTTCGGCGTGCGTGTGATGCCCGTCGAGCGCTGATCGCGCCGGTCGAGGTAATCCATCGCGAACCGGCCGAGCTGGCCGAGCGTGTTTATCGATGCGTTGCTCGCGCCCATGATTCCCGATGCGCGCGTGTCACCGATGCCGGTGAGCGTGTCGGCGATGCCCGAAGCCATGCGCTCGCCAGCGCCTGCAGTGCCCGCAGCGGCGCTCTGCCCGATGCCCATGAGCTGCATGAGGCGATTCATGTAGTTGCCGAACTGCTGCGAGGCGAGGCCCTGCCCGAACTCGGTGAGCGCGACGCCGGTGTTTCCGCTGAACAGTCCTCCGCGCGCGGCGGCGCTGCGCTCGAGCGCCTGCTGCCCCTGCTGCAGGGCAAATTGATACTCGGGCGAGCTCGTGAACAGCGAATAGTCGGGCGCCTCGCCGGCGAGGCCCATCAGGCGATTGAATTGCGAGATGGCGCGCGTGCCGGCCTCGGTGTACGGCGAGAGCAGTCGCTGCGTCTCGTCGAACTGGCGGCGCATCTCCGAGATCGCCGACTGCTGCGCGGCTGCCTGCTCGCGAGCCGCACGTCGCGCGCTGCTGCTGCCGAGAAGGCCCTGCACGAGTGATCCGCCGATTCCGATGAGTGCCTGACCGAGCATTACGTTCCCCTCACGTCAAGACGCGCCGCCCTCAGCGTCGATGAGCGCGTCGACGACGAAAACCGGCACAGGGTCGGTGATCTGCACGCGCGGCACAAAGGCATGATGCGAGCCGAGACATGTCCAGCGCACGCGCCGGCGGTACTCGCCGATCCGCCCGAGCGTGCGCACGGCCTTCGCGCGCCATGTCTGCCCGTCGTCGCTCGATACGAACAGCGTGCAGAGCGGATCGGAGCCCTGTCCGGTGATGAGCCCGACACCGGCGCCGACGTGCAGCTCGAAGGCGTAGACGAACACGCGGTTGCGATTCGCGTAGACCGGCTGCCAGGTGATGTCGACGCGCTGCGGCTCGCCCCATTCCTCATGCGTGTTCGGATCGAGGATGCCGAGCTTGCCGCTCTGGCTGTCGCCGACGATCTGCTTGCCGTAGGCCTGCAGGATGCAGCTCGGGCGCCAGTAGCCGAGGCTCGCCGTGTTGATGATCGAGTCGCGCTCGTGCCATTCGCGCGTTGTGACGTCGTAGACGAGCGTGCGCCCGGCGTGCCGGAAGGTGAATGCGATGAAAAGGTGCCCCTCCTGCGTGTACGGCAGCGCGATGCAGTCGGAAATCTGCGTCATCTGCTGCAGGATGCCCTCAATGCCCGGATGGCTGACCTTCTCCCACACGGAGCCGAGACGACGCACGGTGCGATCCGATGCCACCATGAACGGCGCATTGTCCTGCGTGCAGAGCGAGAGCGAAGCGCCGCAGCCGGGCGCTTCCTTGAAGCCGGACGGCGATCGCGAGAACGGCGAGCCCGACGGATTGCCGGCGTTGTACCAGAGTTCCGTGGAGTGCTCTTTCACCAGCACGAGCTCGCGGTTGTTCGCGAGCAGACCGACGAGGTAGCCGGGCGCACCTTCGGCCGATGCGAAATCGAGCGCGTTGAACGTCAGCGAGTTGAGACCCGTATTGAAGAACTGCGCCGAGTTCCGCCGGCGGAAAACGAGGTACTGATCGAGGAACACAGGGTCTGCGCCGCCGCCGCCCTGCGTGAATACGGGATCGTTGATCTGCCCGACCGTCGAGCCGTCCGACGTGTAGTAGCCGGTGCCATCGCCCGGGCATACGACGATGTCGGTTCCGTTGGTCGCGACGCGCACCGGCCCATTGCCGCCGATGCTGGTACCGGAAAGCTGCGTGAGCGTGCCATCCTGGCCGACGCGGTACATGCTCGCGCCGGCGACGACGTACAGCGTGCCGTCGGGCATCGTGATCCCGCCGCGCACCTCCGGCTCCTCGGTGTCCGCGAACGGCGCAATGCCGGGCGCACGCCGCAGGACTACGGGCTGACCCTTCGGGCGATCTGGAGGTGCTTCCTCGGCGAAACAGTTGACGAGCCGCCGGCACGAGGGCGTCGGGTTCGGGAGCCGATACGTGCCGATGGGCAGCGGGATCGGCTGCGGCATCAGGGCTCTCCGTACCAGCTCCCAGGCCAGCCGAGACGCGCAGCGCCAGCAGTCGCGGTCTGCGGCGTCGGCACGTCGACGATTGGCTCGATGGGATGCGCAACCATCACATCGCGCACGAGCTCGGCGAGCCGTTCCTCGGCCGCGCGTCGCACATCAGGCTCGACGATCTTGCCGTACTGCGGTGCGAGCCTGATCGCGAGGTTGTAGGCGAGACACTCGTGATACTCGGGGCCGACCGGTAGATCATCCTGCGCGGAGCTGACCGGCGACCAGCCGAACGGCGTGCCGTTCGCCTCCCACCGCGAGCACATCGCATTGAGCGGCAGAATGGCCGTCGTCGCCTGCTCAGCAGAAGGCGCCTCCTCGGCGTCGATCACACCGAGGAGGCGCAAGGACCACGCGATCAGGTCGATGACCTTCACGGCCCGACGCCGGCAATTACGACGCCAGCGTCACGCGCACGCCGATGCGGGCCTTGATGACCTGACCGGCCTGCGACGCAGGCTCGAGCGCGACGCCCCATGCGACGTCGGCCGCAGCGGCTGCCGCAGCCTGCCCGCTGGAGTTGGTCGACAGCAGCGCGCCCTGCGTGACGGCGCCGCCGACCTCGACTTCGACGATGCCGTCGACGGCGATGGGCACATCCTCGCCCGCCAGCGCGACGCGATCCGCAGCCGACACGCCGATGACGGAATCGGTATCCGCAGCGCCCTGCACGACGACGCCGGCGCCGGTGTCGAACTTGACCAGGCGGCGCGGCGCGATGGTGCCGCCGGCGCGATAGTCGATGATCGCCTGCGGCAGGTTGTTGCGGCCGTGGACAGCGACCTTGTCGCTGTGACGGTTCGCAACGTCGACGATTGGAGCAAGACCCATTTTCAGATCTCCTGTGTTCGGTTCCTGGTGACTGCCCTCGCGTGCCGAGTGACGCGGCTGTTACGCGTCAGGCGGGGTCAGGCTGCCAGAGTGGCCGAGACGGCACGCGAGCTCGGGCCGCAGCGCGCCGAAGGCTGCCATGACGTCGAAGCGCATCATGATCAGGTCGTTGACCATGTCGGAGCCCTGCACGACGCGAATCGAGATGCCGTCGTACACACGGCGCGACGTCGGACGGTCGGGGTACTCGGGCAGATCGACCGTGCCGAACGTGAAGGCGTCCTTGACGTAGGCGAGCGACACGCTGTAGGGCGTGCTCGCCGTGCCGGCGATGGTGATCGCCGCGTTGTCGGCCGGCGCGCCGGTGACGTTCTGCTCGCTGCCGCTCGGAATGATCTCCGGATAGATGCTGATCTGACCGGCGCCGCCTGCGTAATCCTCGGTCACGACGAACTGACGCGCATAACCGAGATTCGCCTTGGTCTGCGGATGCACGGCGTTGACGCCGGCAATCGTGATGATCTCGCCCTTGAAGATGGGGCCGGTGCCGGTGTCGACGGTGAGCTTGCTGCCCCGCTGATTGGCGCCGTTGACGAGATAGCCGGTGCCCGCGCCGCGCGGGGCCTTCGGCAGCACGGTCGTGTAGTTCCAGTCGAAGCCGGCGGCGCGACCCATCTCGCCTTCCTCGTACTGGATCTTGAGCTGCTGCTGCGAATTGAACAGCCCCTTGAGCGCATCGATGACGTTGAGCTGCGCGGTGTTGTCCAGGAGCATGTTCTTCGTGCCCTTGAACCCACCGTTGTCCTCGATGAGCTTCTTGGCCATGTTCGCGTACCAGAGCGCGTTGCCGCTCGTGAACGCGCCGGTGACCGGACCGGTCTGATTCGGCGTCGCCTTCACCGCCATTTCGAGCACTTCGGCCTCGAGATTCACGACGAAGTCGGCGACCTGCTGCGCCAGATAGCGCCGCTCGAACTCCTCGATGTCGAGGGCGAGCTCGGCGCTCGAGAACTGGATATCGAATCCGCGCTGAC